ATCCGGGTTCTGAGTATTGTTCGTAGTGAACTGGTCTTTTTATACTTTTTTCTATAAATCCAGTTTTTTCTGCTTGTGCATAATCATCAGCAGATATCATTCCTTCCTTATATAAACCATAAGCTCTGTCTGGAGACATATTAACTTTTTCTGTTATTCTAGGTTCTCCCAACACAACATCTTTAAACTCAGTCTTATTAACCTTAATCGCATCCAGCACTTCATCCCTAGTAACAACACCTTCCAACCCATCAAGGACTTTACTTATCTCATCCCTTGTAACTCCATTATTCTCCAGCATTTTCTTAAGCTGGTTTATATCCATCTTAGTAAAGGGTTTTACTTTAACAACATCTTCAAGCTTTGACTTGAAGAAGGCAAGACTATAGTCAACATCAGCACCGATAGCCTGCTCAGTAACTGGTTCACCAAAACTTTCCGACCAAGTCCTTCTAACCTGCTTATCAAGAACCTTATCAAATATTCTTTCAACTCCATCATAAGTTACATTCTGCCCTCTACGTCTAACAAGCTTATTCTTTAACTCACTAAACCAAGCTTGAACCTTTTTCATTAAACTCATCTCAATTTTTGAAAAGACCTTATCGTGTGTATAGTCAGAAAACTTACAGGCAAATGCTTCAGCTGGATTTCTAACAGCATTACTAGGATTAGTTGTATCAAGCCTAAGCTTACTAAAATCAAGGTTATTGCCAGTATAGTACGTATTAATAAAGTGCTGCATATATGCAATTCTATCTTCTGACGTAAGTACATTATACCAAGCGAAGTGACCTACTTCATGAGCAAGTGCATATGGGTTTCTTAACTTAATTAAATTCTGAGCAAAATCATATAAGCCTTCAGAGCTTTCACTTTCTTTCCTCTCAAGCCAATTAAGATTAAATGTAGGCTGTACTTTAAGAAGATTAAATACCTTATTCATATAAGCTCCAATATCAGGAGATATATCCTTATTAGCAACAGCCTTTGATATAGCCTTTCTAGTAAAAGCAATTTTCTTATGACCAACAATATCTTTAACAGTAGATTCAGCAAGTCTTATCTTATCTAACCATCCAACTGCATCTTCTTCTGTGTCAGGTCTAAACTTGTAGATATTAGATAATAAACTTCTAGCTTTATTAATATTTGTCTTAATTTCAGGATCTTCTAAAAGGTCAAGAGTTCTTTGTTTGGCAAACTCAGACGCTTCACGATCTGTCATAGGAGTACTATCTCCTAACATTTCATTAATAGAATCTTCCTTCTCCTTGCCCTCTCGAATCTCAGTAGCCATCTTCTTAGCAAGTGGTAGTTCATTCTTACTAAGCTTAATATCATTATCCATCTTGTTAAGTATAGCTTGCCTATTCTCTGGAGTATCTTCTAAAGGTACTTTATAAGGTTGTCTACGTCTTGTCGCAGCTTTATTTACTTCTTTAGGAACTTCATCAAGTTCAGGTATATGTCCTTCTTCTTCAACTTGTGTATCTATATTCTTAAAATAACTAGTATACAGCTTGTTAAAGAAAGCATTCTTACCCTTATGAATCCTTTTAGCAATTTCCTCGAACGTCTCATCAGACATCTTTGTATTGAGTGGAGCTTCAGCTGCTTCATCTAGGCCTATATCATAAGCCTCCTCAACTATCTGCTCAGCTCTATCAAGTTGTTCATCAGTGAGGTCTTCGATCTTCTTAGCTCCGACTTCAGCTAGAAGATTACCTAACTTAGTCTGAAAATTAGATACAGTCTGTGTAGGTACATTATCAATGTTAGTAGGTTTTCTATCAACTTTCTTAGCCTGCATTCTATTCTGAAAGTCTACCCACTTGGCAATTTTATTAGCCTTGGCTTCATCCTCAGTTATCTTTTCTGCTGCTAGGCTAACCATAGTAGGATTGTCGACACTAAGTCTATTGAACCAAGATTTTCTCTCCTCAATAGGAAGCTTATCCAACTCAGTAAGTGTATCTTCATCAACACCACTTTCTAAAGCAATCTGTCTAGCCTTCTTCCACTTTGCTTCTTCAGGGTTTGTTTGTTCAACAACTGCTTTGTTCAAATTTTGAACAGAGTTTTGTTGTGTTGCAACTTGTTCCTGTTCAAGAATATTAAGTTTATCTAATCTTTCCAACTCATTCTTGATAATAGTATCAGCTTCTACTCCTTTTCCACTGTACTGATTAAGTGCTTCTAGATCCTCAAGATTTATTGGTTCTTCATTCTTAACTGCTTTTGCCTGTGCGGACTGCTCTGCCTCAATCTGCTTATTCTCTATTAGCATTTCTGCTAGTTCTTTCTTGCTCTCTTCCTTGAGTGTATCAAGCCCTGCTTGTATATCAGGCCTTGCCTTAGCAGCTTTTACTTTCTTACCTGTGACGATGGGTTCTATTTCAGTGGAGGTAGTTGACCTAACTGGTGGTGTTGACTCACCTTTTCTACGTCTCCTATCAACGGTCTCAGCAGCTTTATTAATTGTAGTTGCTACAGTTGCCATAGTGCCTGTTTGTAACAAAGTAGTCTTCGCAGTCTGTATTATAGCCTTCTTATAATCTTCCCAACTCCAGCTTGCATCTGGTTTAACAAGGTCAATAACTTGGTCTCCAAGTGTAGCTAGCTGTTCACCACCCTGCTCATATAGCATCATCTTGACTATATTAGCAGCACGTCCCTTGCTAACTTTAGCAATATCTATAAACTTCTCAAATGGAATCTTCTCAGTAAAAGCTTCGATTGCACCTGATACCATAGACAGAGGAACAGCCTTCCACTTTTCAACACCAGCATCTATTAACTCAGACATCTTTTGAGTTCCAGCCTGCGTACCCATGATAGTAAGCGGAAGTGTAGAACCACCTGTTAATAATCCAAGTGCCATTCCAGGGGCTTGTGTATATATACTAGTTGCAGCACCACGAGCTGCTCCCTTCCAACTATTTGGATCAACTGGATATGCTTCATCTACATATCTTCTAGCAGCAGCAGCACCTTGTCTCCACTCTTTAGCTTTCTTATCTGCACCAACTATATCTGCTACACCAGCTGCAGACTCGACTATATTAGAAGCTGCTAAGCCTGGGGCTACACTAACAGTATCCCACCAATTAGCTTCCTTTATAACTGGTTTAGGTGGTATTGGTTCTAGTTCATTAATACTAATTCCACTAGTGGTAATTGGCGTTCCACCAATAGGTTCCATTTCACTTAAAGATATCGCCATAGTTATCTCCTTATTATTATTTTACTACGTCTATAAGATTACCTTTACTATCATAAACAGCTCCATTATACACCATAACTTCTTTACCTTTAAGCTTATGTGTAGCTTTAAATGGAACAGGTAATTTAGCTGGAGGTTTAGGAGCATAAGCAGGAGCAGAAGTAGATACACCTCCACCTACATCAATACCACCAAGTTCTCCAATCTTTAACATAGCTGAACGATGATAAGCTTGAAGCTCATTTCTAGAAGCTATATCCTCTTCTGTCGCTGGCTTAGCTGTACCAAGCATAAACCTAGTATCTTGTGCAACTTTATTAGGGTCATCTTCTGGAAGTGGTAATTCCAACTTATCCATTTCCTTAAGTCTCTTAGCATTCTCAGCCATCAAGCCAAGCAAGGCACCCTTAATTGTAGCTGCAGATACTTTCCCAGCTCCAGCAACTGTAGCACTAGCTCTAGCTAAATCTCCCTTAAGTCTATTCTCAGCAGTAATAGCAGCCTGCACAGCTGACTTAATATCTGTTGTACCAGTTGCTCTCATTAAGTTACCATAGTTTCCATACTGCTTAAGTAATGGTTCAACAATAGGAATCTTACTGGCGTCAGCAATAATACTTTCTTTGAGTTCATTAGATGCTTCATTCTCTCCAATTTTTTCATAGTACTTAATTAAGCCCTGTCTCTTAATATATTCAGGACTCATCTCAAAGTTTATTTTATTAGCTTCAGCAGTGTTCTTGGCTATAGTAGAAGGCATTTGGGCTGCTTTTATACTAGCCTCAAGAGCATTAGCACTAGCATTAACATCGTTAATATCTTGAGTCCCTACATTCATCGCTTTATCAAATCCAACAAGACCAGCTAGATTTTGAAATCTACGTTGTTCAGGAGTTATACCACCTACTAATTCTCGAGAGACTGGACTAACTACCTTACTTATAGACTCTGGGATTGGTTCAATAGCAGCGACAGGCGTCCCAGATTGCTCGCCTGTGCTACCTGTAGGGTTTGCAAGAAGACTCCCAATACCAGTAGCATTTTGCATACTAACTCCACGACCAGTTCCAGTTTCCTTTGCAATCTCATCCTTAATTTGCTGAACTCTAGTAGGCACAAATCTAGGTTCACTAGTCTTAATTGTAATAGTAGTATCCCTATAGTCTACAACACCATCTCCATTTGTATCTCCAGGAGTTAGTTGATTAGAAGTTGGCTGTGCAGGTTCTTTCTTAATCTCAGTTCCACCTGCCATTTCAGCAACAGCGTTAGAAAAAGACTGAGCATTTTTATCTCCACTAAATTGGTTAAATAGTTTACCAAGCATAGCCAAGTTCTTTGGAAGCTGCTGATTATCCCTTGTCATATAACTGCCTACCTCTGTAGGTAGTCCCGCTAAATAATTTCCTATTCCCATAATATCCTCCTATGAATAGTATTGATCTTGCTTTTGTTCTTTTTCTATCTCATTAAGATTAGGCATAAAACTTCTTCCATGATACAGAGACTTAACATCAGATGCCTTAATACCCTTACTTTTGCCTTTTCCAGTTCCACTTGCTGCAATATTAGAAAACCAGTCACTCTCAGGTGTTGCACCTCCACCTCCACCAATACCTTCAAAAGCAAATCCAGGTGCACCAGCTGCTCCAAACATACTTGCCAAACTCTTAAGTGTGTCTGCATTATCAAGAACACCTTTACCAATCTTCTCAATAAGAGTTGGTTCAACAGTAGATGGTTCATACATTTTTGACACATCTGCAGGATCATAATTAGGCTGTCCACCTTCAGTAATAGGATACATAGACTCAGGTCCACTTGTCTCATACTGGATATTCCCAGCTTCATCAAGAAGAACTGGACTTGTATCTGCAGGAGCATATGTAGGTTGTGGACCTGTACTTGGTACATTGTCTACATAGATTTTAGCTCCTGGATTTTTTTCTGCAACTTCATACGCCTTTAATTCTTCTGGAGACATATTTGTTCCAAGATAGGTATTAATTAACTCTCCAATTCCTGAAGTTGCACCACCTGTTACTGCCCCAGTAATTCCACCTTCTACAATAGGAGTAAAACTGCCTTCTTGTAAAGCAGGTTCAATACCACGAGCTGCACCTGACATAGCACCTTTTAAAGCACCTTGACCTATAGTCTCAAGTGCTGTTTGCTCAGCTGCTTGTGTAGTTGCTTGAGTCCCAGCTTGTGTAGCTTCTCCACCAGCACCAAGTGCTTCACCTGCAATGTAAGCAGCTACTGCTGCTATAGCAGCATCCTTAAAGTCCTTACCATAATCATAAGACCTAGTACCAGATGCAAGCTTACTACCAATTCCACTACCTGCTGCAGCATATCCAGGTCCCCATAAGCTACCTATTGTAGCTGCAACTGGTTGAATATAAGGAACAACCTCAGGTGCTACATCATATATTAAATCTCCAGTACTCCTTGTACTATAATCAATAGTACCTGCAGGGTCTATAAATCTATCCAAACCTGCCCAGAAGTCTCCAGTATCTTTATACCTTTCGTATGCTTTAACTGGTTGGTCAAATCCAGCAGTCATTGTCTGACTCTGTACATCCTTAAGCCAGTTAGTTGTAGCTTCATCTAGACCAAGTTTTTCTATTGCAGGGTCTGTTATTGATGTAAAAGGAGCATTACCTCTAGCAACATCAGTTAAGCCACCAGAAAGCAATGATGAAAGTTTATGACCTCCAACACTCTCTACAAGACCATGGAGTCCACCAGTTAGTACATTTGCTACATCACTAAAAAATCCCATTATGAACCTCCTGCAATCGCACCAGCAATTCCACCAAGCATAGCGCCCCAACCAGCTCCACTTTCTCCAGCAATTTGAGATCCTATCATAGCACCAGCGCTTGCGCCTGATAATCCAGTACCTATAATACGTGCAGTCTTATTTCCATCAACAGGAACTGAACCAGTTGTTCCACCACCTATACCTGCTAACAAGTTAGCACCATACTTGTAACATTCAAGTTCCCAACGACCTTCATCACCTGCAAGAGCTTTTATTTCAGTCTTATAATCTTGCTGAGCTGCAATCGCCAACCTTGCCTTATCAATACCTATAGCCATAATAACTCGTTCAAATTCTAGCTTTTGCAAATACAATCTAATCATTTCACTAGTAGCTGATGATATAAGGTCACTACGCTTTGTATCCGCTTGATACTCCATATCAGATATAAACTTATCAACCTTATCATTTCTATCTGTCTCAATAATAGCACGACCTATTGCAAAGGCACTAGTCATAACTGCATTTATATCCCTCATACCAGCTTCAAACCTAGGATATACTTTAGTATCTAGCTCATTATCAAGAATATTTGCGTGAGCAGCAGCTCTTGCACTTATATAGGTATCATCAACAGGATACATTGTATCTATCTGAGTCTTAGCTGCATTAGCAAAATCTATATAATCATCATCAGGATCTATTGCATTAATAAGTGTATCAAATGCAGTAATGGCACTTGTCATACTTGTTACATCTGTAGTAGGATCATAGCCAGTAAGACTAGTAAAAGGATTAGCTGCAATAGCATCCTTAATAGCCTTAGTCATACCACCTGTATCTACAATATCAGCTGTATCCCAGTTGGTAGTAACTCCATCAATCCACCAGCGATGAGCTTGCGACATATAATCTGGATATTCAACCATAGTATCCTCCTTAAATATTTATATGAGCAAAAGTAAAACGAGTTTCAACATCATGTTCTTTTAAGATGTCTAGTAACTTCTGATTCATAATAAAAGAACCTATCTTTGTACAGCCCTTACTATAAGCATATTTCTTAAGTGTGTCAAACTCTATCTGCCAATTTACCTTAGCCTTCTTATTAACAACTACTACATTATTAAGCATAAGAGTGCGAACTCCACTTATATCATTATATATAGTTGTTAGTACCAGACCATCTACATTATGTTCTTTATCTTTTAAAATCCATAGATTTGCATCACCAGCTATTAGATGAAATAAAACTAGATTCATATCATAAGGAATCCAATCACCTGTAGGTGGCATACTATCTTCTATATGCCCTTTAAATAAAGGCCAGTATTCACTAACTTGATTAGGCAGCAGAGCTACTAACATAATTTCCCCTTACACTTGACTTATCAATTAACTTCCATTCAACTGTTATATTACTTATTTCAACATTCATAGGATTTATGATTCTTCCTTCTACAAGAAGTGGAGTTATCATAACACAAATCCTGAAATCTGTTCCACTAACAATAGGTGTAGCAACTCCATTAGGTGAGCATCTTCTCCATTCAGTTTCTCTAAACTCATCACTACGTTTATTTCTCCACTTCACCATTACATAAACTTCTTGGTCACTATTATAACCTCCAGCTATCTCAACTTGCTGAATAGTTTTAATAGCTGACAAGCCAAAGTCCTGAATATCTGTCTCAAGATATATATCATTCTTGTTAATATTATAAGAAACACATCCAAGCTTCTTATTCCCACAATGCTGAAAAAGTTCATCAGACATTATAGATGGATTAGTGTTAATATAAGAGGTTATAGTCGCTCCTATCTCAAACAACATATCGTTATAAAATAAGTAAGAAGTAATACCATCACTAATATAGTATTCATCATCATCTGGATTATATACTATAGCTACAATCCCTGTTCCAGATGTTATACTGAAAGTATCTTGCATAGGTGCAAAAATATGCTGGTACCCCATGTTTTTAAATATAGTCTGTCCATACTGGTCAATATATATTTTACATAAGTAACCTTCTTTTGTAACTAGTACATGCTGACTCTTATGACCAGCAACTGCCAGTGGATGTAATATACCTATTCCACTTTTAAACTCATCAATACCATAAGTTGGTGCAGGAGAACTAGCAGGTTTCATAATGAAGATAGACATTGTGCTATATACAACAACTCCATTCTTTAATGGAAGAATAGACATAACACACTCATCTACATACTCGCTTGTATATGTAAAACCTGCTTCATTCTTCTTAGCATTTGCTGTAGCACCTAAGAATCGAAAAGCACCTATTTCAGACCATCTTACTATTCTACTATCTGAAGGAAATGCTTCTTGTGTCGTTAAGTACTTTCCACCGAGTATTACTTGCCCACGAAAGAAACAGCCACACATAGGTGCGCCCCAACTTGCAAGCCATTGAGTTTCAACATAAGTAGCTGTTGTAGAACCTGATGCTAGCATAGCAGATGTTATAGTTATATTAGTTGGAGTAAAATAGTTATTAATATACCTAAATGATATAATGTCTCCAGCAGTAGCAATAGTAGTAACATCTCCAGAATCATACCATCTAGACTTACCAACTATACACCACTTTGCCCCTAGAGAGTTAGCTGCAACTGGTGTTATATTAACAGTAAAATTTGCCATTAGCTCACCACCACATAAGATAATGCGTTAGAATCATAGTATACAAAAACACTACCATTTGCAAAAGCTGGATGTCCAAGAATAGGTACACAAACCCAAGGCCATATAACAGTACCTGTACCAAAACTATGTAACATAATATCAGGGACTGCGATTGGATTAGGTTCTACAACCCAATATAAGCCTTCTAAGGCTCCTATAAATATCCCTACATCTGTCATAAAAACCTGAGGAAAAGGCCAGCGTCTTGTAATAGTTACTTCCGCACCTGTAATTGAGTCTAGAAATAATCTAGCTGGATCAAGTATATCACTAATAATAGGTATATATCCTTCCAATCTACCATTGTTAGACTTAACATTCCTAGCGTTAAAAAACAAGCCACTATTTCTATTGGCTGTTCCATCTGGATTTATTCCAACCTCCTTAAATCCTTTATCAATAACAGTTCTAAAGGCTTTCATAACTAGCCTCCCATCTGATTAATATCATAAGATTCTTGGTCTGCAAAGTCATGGTCAATACCAGTTACATCAACCATAAGAGCATTATTCCAATCCTTCGCACCTTCAGTATTTCTATAAAATGATTCAAGTTCATATAATGCAGCTTTTAAAAGTATAGAAGGATGAACTTCAGTCCACATACTTTTAGTTTGAGTCCAAGTACCTGCCAATAATGTTGCACTAAGTGTTGGACTATAGAACGTACCATACACACTTATATAATAAGTACTATCAGGTGGAGGAGCTATGACTATGCCACTATATGTGAAGTGGTCAGGTACAGTTGCGTGCAGCTGAAGGTCGTCTATGTCATAGTATCCAGAAAGACTAGTACTCGTTGAAGAATCAGGAAATGGTCTGAGAATAGCAGGAGCAAACCAAGCAGGTGTACCTTGGTCAATATCACCAAGCTGTTTTTCATAAAGGCTTCTAAGGTATTCCACAGTACCTGCATTACTAAGTTCAATTAACCCCTCAGTACTATTCCCTGCCCATACCTTATGCACAGATCTAAGACCTGCAACATATACCTTTATAGTCCCGGCTGCTACCTGCTTAACATACTTAGCTTTCATCTGCCCAGTGTTCTGCATTCTATCTAAACGAGCCTGTCCAGCATTTATATAAAAATCAGCACCATTATCTGTATAGTCAGAATTGATAAGATCATAACGCCCAGACATTTCGCAGAACTTTTTTCTAAGTAAATAGTAATCCATAACAACCACCTTTGTTCAATATTTGAACATAGGGTGGGAAGCGTCAACTTGTGAACATCTTCCCAACCCTATGCCGCCGTTCACCTGGAGGAATACGGCTTAAGCAGTATGGTTCAGACCGACACCATTAAGGAAAGCACCTGTATAAGGGTGATGATATTCCAGACCAGCCTCAGTCAAGAACTCTTCCTGAGTACCGTCAATCCTACCACCATTCGTCCCTTCAGACGCCGACTTACCACTTTCACCATAGAACGTAGTATCATCAATATAGCGATACGTACAGTTCTCAGGTTCAAAGATTAACATTGAGTTACGAAGCGTAGACTCAATATTAAACAACGGATGTGTCTTTAAGTAAACAACACCAAAAGGCGTTACCCACTCAGTGACATTAATTCCATAGGCCTTAGTCGTACTGGTCATAGTAAAATGAGAACCAGCCTGTGCAAGCTTGTTAAGTCCAAGCAGTGCACCTGTTCCACAAACGCACAATTTTTCCTGACGACCATATCGAAAAACTTGTTCCAAATACTTATTTATAAAATCATCTCCACCACCATCGTCCAACCAGTTCTTGCCATGGTAAGTAGCATCCAACTGAAAGTCAGCAACATTGCCACTATTGTTAGTACGTAGGCAAGTCAGCAAGCCTTCGGTCGTGCGCTCAGGTTTACCATTAGAACCAGTACCCTCATAAGGGATACCAAACAAGAAAGCTTTTTCCATCTCAATTCCATGAAGTTCCAGAGCTTCACGTTTGGCTTCCTTATACTGATCACCAGTACGCAATTTAGTCTTCCGAGCTGTACGAGTAATACTTAACGGAGTACGGAAAATCTGCGTATAGTTGTACAATTTGTCAGGATCATATGAAATAGCAGAAGGCATAGCCGCGCCCTCAGCGTTCATATTACCAATGACCATAACTCTGTCACAATCAGACAGATCATGACTATAAGAACTATTATCATCAGCTTCCAACAGCTTAACAGCAATATAGCTATTCACACCATTAGATGCTACAGTCGTAACCTTTGCAACAACGTCAGTTGTGAAGTCAGAGGCATCACGCAGTAGAACAGTATGTCCCTCACGAAAGTGAATAATATCTGCAGCAACCATCTTGATATACAAGACAGAACCTGCTACACCACCACTGACATATGCACTAGACAAAGCTGCATCAGTGTATACACCAGTAACTGTTGCTGCCTGACTTGGCAACAACTTTGTCCACCAATAGAACTGAGGGTCGTCAGTCTTTTCAGACTTCATCTTACTCATAATAGCCGTAAGCGGCATACTTCCATTAGGGTACAAATAGAGAATAGCTTCTCTCCAATTCTTAGGTCTCTGGTCGGCTGCCCAGTCGCCATTTCCTCTCATTCCTAAAAATGCGCTCATTTTATTACCTCCTTATCCTTTCCTTATATTACCAAGTCAATACTTTTTTAGTTGTGTACCACAGTTCAAGAGCCTTAGATCCATCCAACGTAGAAGCAGGAGTGTACGTTCCATACTGTCTATTTAAAGTCCCAGAAGGAGCAATCTCAACACCATTAAAACGCTCTTTGATAATGTCTACAACTTCTTCGTCAAGACCTCTTGGCAAACCAATCTTCGCACCAACACCAACTGTAACAACATCATTCGTTGTAAGAGTACCTTTACACCCCCAGACAGATACACGGTCTACAGTCAAGAAAGGTACATTACCAGTTATAGCTGCGGCTGAAGTTACATAGGTAAATTCCTCACGCACTTTTACTCCCTGAAGACCAGTCCCATAAACAGCGAACTTAGCCCCACCAGTTAGACCACCACCTGCAGTTACAGTAATAACTACATTTCTTGGATGCTCTATACGAGCCGCAATAGCAGCCAGTGTCAAAGTGTTATCTGTTTCAGTTGCGCTAGCATATCCAGTAACATCATCAAGGTCCTGGCTAGCTGCAATATCATCAGCTTCTGCTGCGACAATACCTGAATCATAAATTACCTGTCGCAGCTGAATTATTTCCTTAGGGTTATTATTCATCTTTCAAATCCTCCTTTATTAAGAAACAGTAATTAACGGAACTCTGACAGATATGTCAGCGCCCGTAAGAATGTTATCAATAGCGCGGTCCTCATTGAGATCGCAAATTTTAGTTCGACCTGCATAGTTGGTTAACGTAGCTGCATTAGCTCCTCTATTTCCAACTGTGTAAACCAAATCAGAATCATCATCCAGAACAATACCTGTCGTAGCAACAGACACGACATTATCTTTCCAGTATGATGGATAGGAAGAAGTCATAGTGCTAGCAGCTTTAATACCATAGCCAGAGCTTCCACCCATCTTACAACCTTCAATCTTAGTACCATCTGCTTCACCAGCTCCAAAGTAAATGTAACCAGTTGCGAATGTACCAAAGAACTCACAATCAATTACTTTCAGGAAAGGACTGGCAGTAGCACTAATCCCCAACGTCACAGTTCCAGCTGAACCATCAAAGGTACATCCAATAAACTGACAGCCTGATGTAGCATTAGTCAATGTAACAATCGGAGATGCTGATGCTGTAGCTTTAAACCAGATATTATACCATCTGGTAGCATAGTTACTTGCATTAACTGGGGCGTGCAGACCAGTAATACCAGGCTTATCATTTCCATCATAGGAACCAACTCCAATAACATCACACTTAGCAGGGAACGCAACTAATGATTCAGTTGTAGTATCAGCTGTTAAGAAGATTTGATTTCTCGTTGCCCAACCATACTTATCCGCTGCAACATCTGCATTGTTAGCTGTAATAGCAGCTGCAAGTGTTTTAAATGCCTTATCCCAACTTGAACCGTCGTTAGTATCATCTCCCCAGTTACCAGCGACAAAGAACTGTCTACCAACATTCTGTCGGATAATCTTGCCCTCACTATCAATACTTAGAGGTCCACTACCTACACCACCTTGCAATGTAGGAAGGATTCCTTTTCTAACTAAATTGTAAATAGCTTTATCCATACTTATCGTCAAAACCTCCATATTCCCTTTGTTCAAAAATTGAACAAAGTCACGATGATTAACTAATTAAATCAACAATGTCTTTCTCCTGCTTAGAGAGGTTACCATTAGCAGAAGCGACACTTCTTCTTCCACCTCCGCCACTAGGAACAAAACCTGGATTTGCGACTGTACTTATGCCTTGATTATTCAATCGCTGTACCCTTGTTTCAGTATTCTGGCTCTGATTACTAACTGGCCTACTTAACTTCAATCTTGCCCTAACTTCTTTTTCAGTCTCCTGTAAAAGCTGATCTAAGCCCCACTCAGGATGCTGTGCGGAAAGTTCATCTGATACAAAGCCTACATACTTCTTATGAGGCACTAAATCCTTATTGTCCAAGTAGAAGTCCCTAACAGCATTCTTTAATGTAATCTGCTGGTCAACTAGACTTGTTGCTACTTGAGGCATTAACCTTAGACTTCTCTCCACTGCTGTATTTACAACACTAGTCAGCAGTGCATTGAAGTGGTCGGTTTTTCCCATAACTTCATCAAACGCTTTATCATCAGGAATGAACTTAAGAATCTGTCTTGATCTCTTTTCATCCTCGAATTGTTTAGCTCTCTGTTCTTCCTCTGTTAACTTCTTTTGTGGAGGATTAACAAACCTGCCTGCCAACTCTTCAAGATGAAGCTTAAGTTCATTATTTTCTCTAATAAGTCTCTCAATATCTGTTTCTTCTGCTTTAGACTCAATTTTCTTTTCTTCAGGATGTATTGTCTGAGCCTGTCCTGACTCCTCTATCCCCTCTTTCTCTTTAGTTGTATCTTCACTTGCTTGCTCTTGTCCACTTGTTTCTTCCGTCTGCCGTTCTTTCCCTTCCTCGACATCTCCATTTCCTCCTTCAACTTCTGTATTAGTTGAACTTGCTTCTGTATTAGTTGTATCAGAAGCGTTCTCCGTCTGTGACTCTTCCACAGATGGTACAAAATCTTCAAGAACATCATTAATTTGTTCTTGCTGTACATTAGTATCTTCACTCATTTTTATCCTCCGTATTCTCCTCCAGTTTTTCATTAATTTCCCTGAGTATATCCTCTGGAAGAAGCAGAACAAACTCAAGCATCTTCAACCGACCTTGTTGTCTTGCAAGACTTGAACCATCTAAATGTGGGTCTAAGTCTTTTAAATCTTCAAACAATCCAACCCTAATTTCTTCAAGAGTTCCCTTCATCTCTTTCCAAATAGGATTACTGATGAAACTCTCATAATCCGACTTATACATTTCCACCTCCAGGTATTTGTTCTATCGGAACCATATTTCCTTGCTGTACACCTTTTTGAATCTTATCACTACTTTCAATCTGAACAGGACTTACAGGCCCTGACTTTAACACAAACTCATTAATATCCTTAGCCCCCATAATCCTAGCTATATGCTTAAATATACGAACCATATCAAAGGATTGATATAACTGAGGCTGTTGAGCCATTATCCTAAACACCTCAACCCAACCTTCACTATCACCAGTTGGTGTACTACCATCTTTAACAACAAGGTCATAGTCAACTATAACATCAAGTGGAGATACATGAATACTACTTTGATCTGGATACTCTTGCTTTAACACATCTGCCCAAGTTCCAGTAGCTTTCACATATAAATCCTTTGACATAAGCTGTTGTGTATGACTTGCCATCATATAACCTATATCTTGCATAGCCTGTAGGGATACAATCTTAGCAGCTTTAGTCAACCTTGATAAAGCACTTTGCCTAGTATCTCTAGTCTCTTGTGCAGTAACACGCTCGCCTGACTTTCTTATCATACCACTAACAGAGTCAGTAGCAGCACTTGTTCTTTGCATATAGTCTATAATACTAGCTGCATCTCCTATATGACTACGAGTAATATCATTGACCTGGAGTTGTTTGACCGCATTCTCTACACCTCTACCCCAAGCGCTACGCCTCATACGGACTAACTTTCCAGGTCTTGGGTCTTGTAAATCTGCCATGTTTATAAGACTAGGATCGACAATAAGCATATCATTAATAGCCTTACGAACGTTAGCTATATGACTATTAAATAGCCAGTCTAGGGCTTCTTGCATACCATACATTAGTTCAAGTCTACTAACTGGCGTACTACTATATCCATCAAAATCAGGAGCACAAACTGCAACTGGATACATATTATGGTTAAGATCAAGACGCTTGGCACAGATAAGTACCTTATCAGCCGCCAGACCAAATAGCCACTTCTCTGGATACTCTTCTTTCCCAAGCTTATTATCCTTAGGTATCATAGTCCAGTACATCCAAACTACATCAATTGGTGCAGTTGTCATGCCTGCTCCATATGCATTAGTACTAGTTCCAAACTTATCACTTCTACCTGCTTCACTCCTAGCTTTATTAAACTGCGAACGTCCACCAGGTCCTAGACCTTTAAGATACTTAACATTAAATATATCGGAATCATTCTTTTCCAACTCAATAAGCTTCATATAGTTAGTCTGCTCAATCCAGCCTACAAACTCACCATGTTGTAAATCTGTTATAGGTATATTAGGATCTGGTAGGAACATATAAGGGTCTATATTCTTAATCCTATTTCCCTCAAATAATATAGTTTCTTCCCTACCTCTAACCTTTCCAGTGGACATAAACCTACCAAACAAGGCAGACATAAAGCCACTATCTTGCACAACAGCTTTCCATCCCCACTTTCTATCCCATGTCGGAGTAACAACTCCCATACCATATGATAGACTATCACGAAACATAGTATGTAGACTAAGAGCTGCTTTAAATTGTCTAGTCTGTTGTTCTATAACTTTCTCCATAAGTATAGCACCAACAACATCTTCAGGCCCTGAGCCAATATACCTAAAAATAGGGTCCTCAAGAAAAGCACTTACTAAGTAAGTAAGAATAGTCTCAAGTGTTGCATACGAGTATGGAACAACAATAGAAACTGGTTTCCTAACATCCTTATCTTTAATATTCTGCTCAGATTCATCAAGCTTGACATAAGCAGTTAGAGTCTGATCAACCTTTCTCCATGAGGCGTAACGCTTGCTCATTTCATTACTGCTTTCCATTGCCCTTATATAAATTTCCTTAGTCAACCTAGCATGATCCTGACTTGCAGGTATTAAATTAAGATTATTTGGATACTTATAATTCAAGTCTTCCGACATGGAAAACAATCTTCCCTGAGCATTAGGATCTAAAATAGTTGGCATTATATATCTCCTTATGACGATTTATACAGGAATTGACCTGCTAGAAAGTTAGAGTCAGATCCAGTTCCTAAGTTTAATACTTTTAATACTGATGAAGAGTTTCCATAATATAAGGATATTACTTGTGAATTTTTACTTATAAGGCCACTTGTTGGTTTATTAATTATAAAAGACATAGTCATTCCAAATGAACCTATATAAGCACTAGCAGATGCAATACCTGGTAGTCCTATTATAGTAACAGCCGCACCTACTGTTGCTGTTCCTTTATCAATAGCATCAGTACGCATAGCAAATGTACAGAAGTAAAAGGCATTAACCTTAATATAAAAACCTTCTTGAATATCATAAGTTGCAGACGCAAAATCATCTCCAGTTTCTGGCTTATAACGTGGTGTCCATGTCCCTACTGTATAATCAGGCTTTGCTGCAAGTGCAGTTCCAACTGCCTTACTTGTAGGAATCTTAACATCACTCGTGGTATCAAGAGCTGCAGTATCAATTTCAGTAATAGTATCAAGAGCATCATTTAAAAGTGATATAGTTCCAGATGATGCTGATAAAGGAGCAACAGCAGCAAGATCATTTATGCCCATATCTAGAGTCTCACCTGCAGTCATTAACCCTACATAACCTGACTTAGCCTCGCCTCCCCACTGAAATTCCCAATTAGCCACTATATAAACCTCCAGTTTTCAATAGGCTTTAGTGTATCACTTCCATAGTCATCTTCTTTCAGGTCCTTATATTCATCCTCAATATCCTTACCATCTTCAGCTGGAATAAAGTAGCGCTCACCAAGTTCAAGCATTTCAACTACATAAGCCAAAGCATCCATAACGTCATCTTTCTTTGACCTAGGAAAGGATAATAGTTGCTGTTCCAAAACTCCACTTACATTTCTATTATGGTAGACGAATCCCATACGATAGAAAGGAACTAGGGCCTCAATTCGTTCTTCTTTAGATGCACGAGCCTTAAGCTCAACAATATCATAATATCGTTTTTGCCTAATCATCTCCGTGCGAAGTGGGTAAGTGATAAACTCATTCAAGGAGGTTACTTCAATGCCGATAACCCTAGCCCCTATTCTATCTGCCATATCAAAACAAGCTGTATATTGCTCATCAGGATGCAAATTACCTTTTACAATATCCCTAACATAAATTCTAGGTGTTTTAACGTCTACACCAACTCCTATTATTGCAGTGTCATCTGATGTTACCTTAGATGTCTTTGCAGGATCAAGGATAACTAGGTTCTCTAGTTTCTTTCTATTACTTACAAAGTCAGTATCTGTCTCTTCATAATACTTAAACATATTCTGCTGAAACTTAGCACTTTCCTTTGCAATAGGAACTCCCATGTATTCTCTATAAAAGGAATCCAACAAGTTCATTCTTCTATATTGATCAACCAATCTTTTTATATCATCATCAGACATAAAGTCAGGCCAGTTACTACTAAAGTTCTCATCACATATACTAAGATGTGCATGATACCAACCTGGGTCTTCAAGCAAATTAGCAAGAAGACTATCCTCATGAAGCAAAGTTCCAATTACTATTATCTTCCAATCCTTTCTAGATCTATTAATTGAATTAAGCACATCCTCAAAGAACCAGGCTTTTGTCTTAGCCCTCTGTTCATCACTTCTTACTGACTCACCATCTTCCAAATCATCAACGATAATAAGGTCTGGACGATTGTCCTTATACAAAATACCACGAACCTGCTGTCCAGCGCCACGAGGCATAACTGCTGTACCTGTACTAGTTACCCACATCTCCTTAGAGAAAGTATCAGACTTCATAGGTCCGAATAGTGATGTTATAAGTCTATTTGATAACAGCTCTCGCTTTAAGTTCTCACCCTGCATTGTTGCTTGTGTTGCTGTACAACTAATTGGTACAATAAACTTCTTCTCCTGAAAGAGAATTTTCTTAGCTGGATAAGCTAAGTTAACAGAACTTGTTTTACCAAATCCACGAGGGGCTATGATAAGAGCAAGTTGTATACTATCATCATCCAGAATTTTGAAGATAGTATCATGCAAACTAGAAAAAGGCAAATAAAAGCGGTCAGGGAAGAGAATCTTCGCTGATACTTTTGTTGATAGAAAGCACTGGCTAAGCAGAAGCTTTATATCATCTCTATTCATTCC